GGTGCCCAGGCTCTCCGGGCCTTCCGTGAACGGGGAAGGATGGACACCGAGCCTGACCAGCCAGGAAAGAGTGGAGAGAGACCTCAATGGCTGGCTACCTCGGAGACTAATCCGATGCCATTGAGAAGCAACCCTTCAAAACGCGCCAACTCAATGAGAAACGGCTCCAGTGGGTTACCTCACCCTGGAGCCGCTTCCCAGTTCGCCGTCTACGCAAATACTGACGACGGCCCGTTCAGGGCGCATCGATCATCGATCCAAATACTTGCGGAGAGATTGAGAATGCTGACCATCGACACAGCCAAGGTTTTTGAGCCCCTGGTACAGCCTGCGCGCTACAAGGGCGTGTATGGCGGCCGAGGCTCTGGCAAGTCCCACTTCATGGCCGGAGCGGTCGTCGAGCACTGCCTGCTCAACCCTGGTTCTCGCATCGTCTGCATCCGCGAGGTGCAGAAGACCCTTGCCCAATCTGCCAAGCTTCTCATTGAGAACAAGATCCAAGAGTTCGGCGTCGGCTCTGCGTTCCGTGTGCTTTATGACCGCATCGAAACTCCTGGCGGAGGACTGATCATCTTCCAAGGCATGGTCGATGCCACTGCCGAAAGCATCAAGTCACTTGAGGGCTACAACATCGCCTGGGTTGAGGAAGCGCAGACGCTCTCGAAGCGCAGTCTCGCTCTACTGCGTCCGACCATCCGCACCGAGAACTCAGAACTCTGGTTCAGTTTCAATCCCCGTCGCCGAACAGACGCCGTTGACGAGTTCCTTCGTGGTGAGAAGCCCGACAACGCCATCGTCGTGCAGGCGAACTGGAGGGACAATCCGTGGTTCCCCAGTGTGCTTGAGGACGAGCGCCAGCTCGATCTCAGCCGATACCCTGATCGATACCATCACGTTTGGGAGGGCGATTACGCCAAGGCATTCGAGGGCGCCTACTTCGCTCGTGAGCTAGCCGAGGCTCGGAAGCAGGGTCGCATCGGCGCGGTGGCTCGCGACCACTCTCTGAGTGTTCGTCTCTACTGGGACATCGGAGGAGCCGGTGCCAAGGCCGATGCGTGCGCCATTTGGGTCTCACAATTTGTAGGACAAGAAATCAGGATACTCGACTACATCGAAGGTCAAGGCCAGGTGCAACGAGCTACGGGCGCGTGGCTACGAGAAGGCTCTTTGCTTCCTTCCTCATGATGGCGTCAATACGAATGCCGTCACCGGACTTCGCTACGCTGACCATCTGCGTGATGCTGAGTTCAACGTCACGGTAGTTCCGAACCAAGGCGCTGGCGCTGCTGCCATGCGGATTGAAGCTATTCGTCGTCTATTCCCGAAAGTCTGGTTCAACGCGAGCACGACGGAAGCCGGACGTGATGCTCTCGGCTATTACCATGAGCGCAGGACGAAGCGCGCGACATCGGCCTCGGTCCTGAACATGACTGGAGTTCACACGCCGCTGATGCTTTCGGTTTGATGGCCATCGCTTACGAAGAACCAGCAACTCAGCGCAAGTGGACCATCAACTATCCTCGTATCGGGATTGCCTGAGGCAAAGGGTGTCCCATCTAGGAAATGAGCCTCTGCGCAGCCATCGCAGTTGGCGGCTTTTCAGATACCGAATTGCCGTCGAATGCGTCCCCTCAATTGATCTTGGTGCAGCTCCCGAGCCAACATTTCCCGCCTGAAGCAGGTAGGGCAGAGGTAAAGCATCTCTCTTTTCTTTAGGTGCGGTGAACGTTTAAAGCTTTTTGGCTTATCCGTAATCCATCCCGCGCCTTGTAAGGCTATCTCTGGCGATCCACAGTTAGCGCACCCCTCCGTCATTTCAGCTCCAATGATCTTTAGCAGCGGCGGCCACGGTTTCCGGTTCTTCTCCTGAGCCGGTTCGCGTCCGTGGCGCTCCCTCCTGACTTGGGCTGTCAGTGCCCGGCCCCGGCGCTACCTTTCCTAGAAAAGGACCGACCCGCTATTCTGATTGCCTATCGGGAGGGGCGCAGCGATGCAATGGGTCGATGGTGCTTTCGTGTTCTTCTCTATCCTATCGGTTTATTTCTGGCTTGCGTCAGCTTTTCAGCGTTTGCAGCCCATAAAAAAGTGGGAGCCGCGCACAAACACGGCAGTAAGCGAGCTTAGTAATCAGCTTATCGAAATTGGACGGTTCAACTCTTATGCAGCCGTCTCAATGGCGCTGGCCGTTTTGTTCCAAGTCATCTCATTCTGGGTGCACAAGAGCTAGGGCAGGCCTGTGCGTGTAGGCGCTCCTCTTTGCCGCTTCCTCCTTCCGTTAAGGTCGCGTATCAGTCGTGCGTCTCACGACTAGCCGCAAGGTAGTTCGGCAGCTTGGCAATGTTGCTGGCGATACGCCGCGCTTCGTCCATTGTAAGAACGTGAGCGATGTCGGCATCAGCTCGGGTTTCTCGGCCATAGACGTAGGCAAGGGATTGGCCGGTAGCGTCTTTGACTTTGAAGCCGCCAGGTATCTGCTCGATTCTCCATGGTGGCGAGAAGCGGCGGGTAATTTGTTCGGTCATACTTGCACCTCCAACAGCTCGCGTTTTGGGATTATGCTTTGAGCAAGTGGGAGTATGAGCAAATGACGCTAATGAGCTTCTTCTGTCGCCTGATCAACGGTCGGTGTAGACAAGAAATAGGCGAGCGGGATCGAAAGCCTTACCAAAAAACACAACCAATGCCCGCCGCTGCACAGCCGCCTCCATCCAAAGCCACGGAGCCTCGGCCTGGGACAGGCAGGTCTAAAGAGACCCCTGGCGCGCGTAGTTGAGGGTTGCCTTCGGTGCTTTCACATGAGTGACCGTAAAGCGTTGGCGCGCGAGATTGCAGCGCGTTCTAAACCCCGCTTCATCGAAATCCCCAAAGAGCCGAAGACCAAGGCTAGGCCAGATCTACCGCGCGACCTCAAGGTTCGTGCTCGTGCCATCGCCAAAGCCTCACCTCCTCGCTTCATTGAGGGTGAGCGTAATCGGTATGACGGCACGATGCGTGCTAAGCGCGGAGGCCTCACGGCGGAGAAATATCGGCGGCTCCTCATCGAGAAGTGGCGCGGCGAATAGAGGACGCCTCCAATCTTGTGAGCGTAATGCAAACTGCTTTGAAAGACTGCCCCGAATGCCATGGTCCGCTAATCGAGATTGACTATTACGGTTTGCGGTTGATCGGCTGTATCGAGTGCAATAGGTGGGGCTTTCCCACTGACGAGCAACTTATCAAGGACATGACTGACGAAGATCTCGAGGCGGACTACGCAAGCGGGATGAGTGCGAGATTGCCGCAGGTCCAAGCGGCATTGGGGTTGAGCAGCCGCGTGCCGGTTCACTAATCTCCTGAGCCGGTTGCGTCCGTGGCGCTCCCTCCCGCTAAGGCGCGCGCGTTAGCCCAGTAACGAGGACTTGAGCCGCCGAGGCGAGTGCCCCACCTCATTCTCGCCGCATATTAGATAGATGCGCCCTGCTCAGGCTATATCACAGCCCAATTGCTGGAGCAGTTTCACGATGCCTCGCCCATGAGGCCGATCCACCCATCCCAGAGGCCGCTCCTGATCCTCGATCTAGGGGCGGCCTCATATTATCCACCCCAAGCTCGCGCGCCTTGTCGTTCGCGACCCGCCATGGGCGGGCAAGAAAGTCTGACTGAGGCACACCAGCATCTTTGTCACTATGGACGCCGAACGCCACTAGTCCAGGAGATTTCTTCGGCTTGCTGCAGTTCACGCGAAAGGTCGTACCCGGCAGCGTGACAATAATGATGTCACCCTCAACCTCGAGGTGGAGCCTGATGGTTTCAGCCATGGGATAAAGGAGGGGCATCTTTGACGAAAGCCCCGAAGAGGAGATTAGTCGGGGCTAGTTGTCGATATGAGGAAACGCCTAAGTAGGGCCAAGGACTCTCATATCTGATTCGGATTCACGTTTTCCTCTGTGGTTCAATTGGCAGTTGCCCCCTTGGCTTTTCTGGCTCGGTGGGCTCCTGCCTTTGAGGTTCTGTGTGATTCTTAGGTCGAAGTGTCTCCTTGCGTGAGGAGGTAGAAGTCTGAGGAAGCACCGCGATCCGGGTCATATTCATGCCGACCACAAAACAAGCAGCACCGGCGACTGCGGCCGCGACAGCAAGCCAGCGCAGCGGTCGTCGTCGCCACATCATGCCCGGTTGATCGATTCTGAAAGTACGGTTGACGTACGCAAGTAAGGCGCTGGTCAATCCCAAGACAGCCCCAGCGCTAAATACGAGCATCGCGTCTGCAATACCCTTGAGGCCCCCGGTTGGAGGCTGGGGCTGAGCGAGTATGGCAAGAAGAATCAGTGCCGCGGCACCGTTTAGTAGAACGATGAAGGCGACACCGCGGCTGGCATACTGGTTCCGCTGTCTTTCAAGGAAAAACGGATCGACCCTGACTACGTCCAATCTGTCGGGCGGCATTGTCATTGCGGAAACCCATTCCGTTTGAGGGTGCTGAAATCCCAAGATTGAAGCACCCTTCCAGAGACATGCAACGATTTAACAGAGGGGCGCCGGAAATTGCGAGTCTAACCCGCGCAAAAAGAAGCCCGGCTGCTTGGGGGCGTCCGGGCTTTTCGCGATTTGTAGGTGGTCAGTAGCAAATCCACCTATACCCATATGGCGTCCAGGCCCAGCAGGCTCCAACCCCATAACCATACCAACGCCCGCGCCACCACCTACCGTGGCCATGGCCGCCATGACCGTGA